GGATCAGGTTGCAATTGCTTCGTCATTTGGATTGTCTGGCCGCGCTCAAAATACTCTGCACGTCGAGCACGATCGGCTCGTCGGGGCCATAGGTTTCCTCGTCGATCACCTTGCCAGTCGCTCCGTCGACGAGCACGACTTGCCGGTTGTTTTTCGGCACCGCATCGAGAATCGCGAGCGTCAGTGATTTGATTTGATCTTCGTCGAGCGATCCGGCTGGGCCTGCCAGACCACGTTCACCGGCTGGCCCACGCATCGACGGGTCATCCCGAAGCGATTGCGTTACGGCGGCCACGATTGACGACAGGTGGGCTTGCGAGACGGTGCCATCCGCTCCGTCATTGCCCTGCGGCCCTTGCTTTCCGTCCGCACCGGGATCACCTTTTGGCCCCTTGAATTTCTCCGGCGTCTCCTGGAATCGATCGTAGATCGCGTCGGCAATCAATTGGTGATCGATCGCAGGTGCGAGCGTCAATGGTGGCTGCGGTTGCACTGGGGGCGGCCCATTTGGCCAACCAAGATTGCTCCCGCTTGATGGAGGCTGCGATGGCTGTCCGGGCGGGTTCTCGATCACTTGTCGGCCACCGCTGCCCTGCGGTCGGGGCGAATACTGTTGCGGCTGCGGAGTGCATTGACCGCCTGGGCATTGGACTTGCCGCCATGCCGCAAGCCTTGCATTCCACGGCAATAAAAAACGCTGAACGCGTCCGCAATTGCTCGCCGTTGTCCGACCCTGCCCAGTGCCCCACAAGATCCCGCAAACGAAACCAGCCTCATTGAACACGGGGCCTCCGCTGTCGCCTGGGATCGCGGCCCCCGAGTAAGTGACCCAGTCCGGCACTGCTCCAGGCTGCACCGGTGACACCGATCCTTGCAGGATTCCGCGCCATGATTCAAGCCCACCGCGAGCGTATCCGGCGAGGTACGCGGTATCTCCCGGTCGCAGATTGGTCGACGAAAGATTGGCCCAAGGCAGATCAGGATCCGGCTTGCCTTGCATGACCATCAGGTCGTAAACGGGATCAGTCGCGATCACTCGCACGCCGACTCGCTCTCCGCTCTTGAATGCGACCTCTCCAGATTGGCCTTCGTCGCGGCCAACATGCGCCGCCGACAGGTACAGCCCGTCTCCAATATGCACACCGCTGCCGTTGCTATTGCCGAGACGAACCTTGACCGTCGCGGCGGCTGCTCGCAAAACAGAGTCCGGCAACTGAGCCGACGCGACTGAGCATCCCAAAAGACAGAGAATCAAAATTACTTTACGCATCATTTTTTCCTTGTTCGATTCCGGCTTGGTAAGTTGCACGGTACACGGCCATCGTGTCTCGCTGTGTCTGTCGTTTGGCAGCCTCAATACGCTCCTCGCAATTTGATTTGCCCAAATGCTGGAGCAGCAAATTGAACGCAAACAGCGCGATGAAAGCAACGATAATTTGCCACGGAAGATAGATCACGGCCGTACCTTTTCTGCGGTAGCGTACCCAGCGGCAACCATTTGCTCACTGACGTTTGACTCTTCGCCCTCGGCCCAAACATGTCCGACCACGCGACCGAACGACATGAGGTCGCCGAGGTTGCCCGCGTGATCCGATTGGATCTCAACGAGCACCGACGAACCCACTGGCAACAAATCAAGCAACTGACGCCGCGACGAAGCCCCGTCGATCGCTTCGTCGCCTCGCATCTCGGGTGCCCAACAATCCTGCAGCCGGACCGTGATCGGCCATTGCACATGCAGCACGAGCGTGTCTCCGTCGATCACTCGATCGACTGAGGCGCGGGCGACTATACCGGGGCGGGGAGGTGTGCTCATGCCAAACTCTCGACCGCTTTGTCACAATCGCCTCCGCAGCATTCGTCGTCTGCGTCGTCATCGTCGCACGCAAACATGGAGATGAGTTTCCCGTCGCTCTCCAGCATCGCCTCGATGTCCTCGTCGGAGCGATGATCGACGAGCCATCGCCAGATAATCGGGACGATGTAAACGATGAACTTCACCGCGGGTTCGATGATGATCGCTTCGGGAAATCCGTATTCGTTACGCAGGATTCGTCCCGCTTTTGTGATCGCCTGCTCTTGCGTTCCCGATTCGTGACAGGCGCGGATGGTCGCTGCGATGACGTGCCGTCGTTGTTCTCGTCGAAGTTTACGGCGTGTCATCACGGAACCTGATGGCGGGAAGGTGAAGAATGCAAGACTCAATTTGCAGGTTAGATGCCGCCGTCAAGCGATGCACGTCGCGAGAGTGGCATATCCCGCGAAATTGCATTAGATTGAAGCGAGAGTGCTGGGGTTAAGTCCGGCGTGCTCCGTGACGTGCGACGATCTTTTCACGGAGAATCGATCTCGCCTTCTGATCTTTGGATACTCGGGCCTTGAGTGCCGGGTCGCGATCGAGGTATTTCGATTCCATGTCGCCGATCATCCGGTCGGACAACGCGGGCGGTTTGTCAGGCGTGGCGTCGGGCAGGTAGTCGACGTTGACCTGGCCGGTGATCGCCATCCCTTTGACTCGCGCGGTCTCGCGAACATCGTGGGTGCCCGAAACCCATGCCATCGGGTCGTGGTATTTTCCGAGTTGACCCTGGTAGGTTTTCCCGGCAGTGTCGATGCCTGCCTTGCGAGCGATGGCGTGGATTTTGCCCATATGTTCATCACTATATTGTAATTGGACCCGTTGTCGCTCGATGTTGTTGAACACCGAGTCGGTTCCCTTGGTGCCCGGAGGTGATTGGAGGACGAGCATCAGTGCCATGCGTGGTGATTCGCCCGCGATAATCTTTTCGAGGAACGGGTCGAGCATTCCTTTTTCGTCGGCCTCGGCGGTCATCGAGTCTCGCTGCGTGTCGGTGATGCCAGCGTTGGTGAACGCGTCGTCGATTTGGGCGATCAGGTTTTCTTCGGTGGGGATCATGGGTGGTTGTCGTTTCGTATCGGGTGGCCGGTGTGGCGAACCGTTGTTGGTTTCTTCCGTGAGGTAGACGGCGGGCGAGGTGGTGTGAGGACGGTGATGATGACGCCTCGATGGGTCATCACGAATGTGCATTGGTGGTGTTTGAGGTATCGTTTGCCGTCGTCATGTCGTTTCGGGCATGGGATCTCGGTCACTTGCCGCATCATGCGGGCAATCGTCGCTGGGATGAGACCGGGCGAGATTCTGGAAACGCGCTTGCGAAACCGCTCGATCGCGTGTCGCGTGATCTGGATGTTGTCTTGGTTGTCCAGTTGAACGGGGATGCTGCGGAGTCGTCGTCCCACTAGGCGTCCTGTTGTGTTGGAGGGGGTTCCGGCGCGACGGGGCCTTGCTGCATGAGCGTGTATTGCTGCATGGCGTTGCGGTCGTCGTCGTCGATCATGTATCGCGACGGGTCGATGTCCATCGCACGCCCGTAATCTTCCATGAATGCGTTGAAGGGTTTGAAGACGCCCAACGCCATCGCCTGTTGCGCCGTCGGCAACAGGTATTGTGCGAGTTCGTTGAGTTGAGCGATGCGTGTGTCTTTGTTCGGTTTGCGTGCGGTGCCTGCCTCGACGCGGAATCCGAACTCGCGTGTCACGTCGGTGATACTGCGGGCGAGGATCTGGGTCTGGAACACTTGTGCCCCGAGCGGGCCGATGATCGGTTCGACGTCCTCGATGTTGCCTACCCATCGCAGGAGTTGGATTTCGCGGGTGGCGGAAACCGACAGCCAGTCCTCGACGCGGGACGCCATGTCGTCGGGTCGGATGTTGATGTTCGATTGCCGGTACTGTGCCTCGGCCGCGGATCGCATTTGCCGTGACGAGTTGCCATACATGAGTTCGTTGAGACCGAGGCGTTTGTCAATCTGCTCATTGACCTGCGCAATCATGGTCCAGATGTCCATGTTGAACGTGGGTGCCTGGAGGAATGACACGATGTCGTTGATGCTGCGTCCGGCGATCTCTTCGATTTCGAGCGGGATGAACGCGCCCCCGCCTCCGTTGGAGAATTGTTCCTTGAGCGATTCGGCTGCGGATTTGAGCATGGCGGGGTAGATTTTCGATCCGACGGCGACACCGTCGGCGAGGAAGCTCATGCACCAGTTGACGAATTTCATTTCACCGAGGCATGACGCGGCCATGCTCATCGGCCAAGTCTTGCCTGGGTTCTGGTAGAAGGAGAGTCGGCAGATGGGCCACCCGCCGTCGGTGTGAACGTCGTCCCAGTAGGGTGCGGGCCAGGCGGTGGCCTCGAGTGCCTGTTGCGTGGCCTGGGGTTGCATCGGTTCGCTCGGCATTGGCACCGGTTCACCGTCGGGTCCGATCATCATCTCCGGTTCGGGCGGTGGTTCGACGATCGGGATGTCTTCGGGAAGATTGAGCGGGTAGTCGCATTCTTGACAGATGGCGAGGTAGACGAAGTCGCCGAGCAGTTCGAGTCCTCGGATCGGTTTCTGATCCTTCATAATTTCGAGGTGTTGGCCGGCACCGTTCTTTGAGAACACGTCGTAGTATTCGACGATCTCGTGGGATCGGTTGACGACCTGACCGTTGCCGTGCCGGTTGCCGCGTCGTGGGTTGTCGCCCGCGACGGCGGTGTTGCTCGCGTGTTTGCCCTTTCCCTTGAGTGCTCCCGTCGGCAGGTTGAATTCGCGTTCGACGACGTTCCGAGGGCTGGCCCGTCGGATCGCGATCCATGTGACGTCACGCCAATAGCACGCGTCGGGATCGATGAGGAAGTCGCGGGTGGAGATGAACTGGCACGATGGGATACGTGGGCCACCGGCGGGCGATGCCTCCATGGTGGGTTCGAGGAGTCCGAGTCCGGTGATAATTGCTTCGGTGATGGCGAGCCGGGCCTCGTCCTGTTTGTGTCCTTCGTTTTGGTAATAGTTGGAGAGCGATTCGAGGATGACGGCGTGATCGTTGTTGATCGCGTTCTTCTTTTCGGCACCGGTGACGGCGGCCTCGTACTGTTGTTGCAACTGCGATGCGAGTGCGATGATTTGCGGGTCGGTGATGATGCCCTGTTGCACCGCTGGGATCATCTCGATGATCTGCGATGCCTGCGGGTTGACCGCGTAGAACGTGTCGATCGAGACCGACATGACGGGTCGCGACGTGACGGCGATGGTCGGGTTCTGGTGATAGAGTGCCGGGCCGAACATGGCGACGGCATCGAACATTCGGTTGAGCGAGATACGGAAGTTCGGGATGAGGGAGGAACCGCCGAGGAACCCTGCATCGCCGGACGATTTCGCCTGATCGATCATCGATTCCCAGAAGTCCTTGCTCGATCCGTCAAAGAATTTACGTGACTCCTCGGCGACATCATCGAACTCTTTTTTGCGATGGGCCTTGGCGGCGCGGAGTGCCGTCGTCCACCGAGAGACCAGCGGGGCCAGTCTCTTCGTGGTGTTGTGACCTTCGACGGCGATGGGGTCGTAGGAGGTTTCCATTTAGTCAGATCGCTTTGCCATGTAAGCCTTGCGGACCAACCGCCGGGTTTCGTCGGTAAGACCAGCCCACGGCGGGTATGATTGGAGGGTGTTGTAATAGTAGAATTTCACGCTGAAATCAGGATCGTCCGCGTCCTCACAAGAACGGAATTGCGGCGACTTCATCTCTTGGAATCCCTCGCGTTCGCTTATTGGTTTCGTGAGTTGTTCGGAAGTCGGGTCGTCTGCAAGTGGAAGAACCGCGAAAGCATCGGCAACGGGTGGCGGTGGCACCGACACGTTTGCCGATGTGCGTTCCTTCTCTTCCTGTTCACGATCGAGCAGGCGGATATTTAGAACGCTCGATGCAGCGTCGCGAACAATCGTAGAATCATAGAAAACTAGCGGAACATTTGCGGCGAGGGCAACAAACGCCTCGGCGTGTTCATCTTCTTTAAGGAAACGGAGAAGCTCGTCAGACTGGTGGCTGAGGACGTACTCAAACACTTCAAGTGTATCAATCATTTCAACACGTCCGCCATTTGTGCTTCAAGTGTCGTGAGTCGTTCCTCGATCGCTTTGTCGCTCGGATTGAAGTCCCACATTCCGTTTTCGCGGATGTGGGGATTCTGCGTGACGCGTGGGTCGGATTCGTGGGGCACCGATTCCATGAGCAGCCCGCTGACGATGAGGGTGACGTTGCTGGGCGACACGTCCTCGACGTAGGCGACGGCATCGGTAGCGGAGTTCCTGATGCAGTTGCGATGGAACAAAACACGTTGCCCACGATCGGGCCGTGGCATCCGGTAGGGTTTCGATTCGGATTTCGCGGTTGAGTTTGCAGCGGACGGGGATTGAATAGCGGTGGGCATGGTTGGTTCTCGTTAAGGGGTGGATGAGTAGCCGGCGGAAAGATCGATTCCTCCGTGAAGTACGCCGAGCATTCCGGCCGCGCTTTTGCGGCGTCGTGATTGGCGTTCCTTCCACTCTCGGACGCGTCGTTCGCCAGCGGTTTCGATGGCACGTCGTGAGGGTGGGGCGATGTATTTGAGTTCTTCGGCGCTGGCGTATTCCCACGCCTCGACGGCGTGAGTGAATGCCTTTCGGTTGCCTTTGTCGAGGACGATTCCCTTCTCGCGTTTCTTGCGGAATCGGGTCATCTCTTTCTCGAGGTTGGGGCATTGCTGTTCATCGAACAGGAATTCGGGGATACCGGTGGCGGGTTGGACGATGAGTCGTTGGCGAAGTTTGGTTTCGCGAAACTCGATGTTGTCACATGCGGGGCGGAATCGGTGGCCGGAGTCGATGCAGGATACGTGTCGCACCTGGAGTTCGGATTCGTAGACAGCCTGCGGTCGCTCGCCGCTGTCGAGGCTCGTCAGTCGTCCACCGTGGGCGTCGATGATGAGGGATTGCAACCATCGATCGGCGATCAGTTGTTTGGCAGCTTCGGCGAATCCCGAGGCATTGCATTGCTGTTTGTAAATTTCCCGAACGGCGACGTGGACTAGCGGGTCGGTGTCGTTGAGCGGCGGGAGTGTGGCGACGAGGAGTGCGGCGCAGGTGGAGAACCCAGGGTCGACGAACAGACGCAGGCACCAGTTGTCGGGGATCTGTCCGGTGGTCAGGTATTTTCCGAACAGTTCGGCATGTGAGGTCTTGTACCGTTGGATCGCGTGCACCTCGCTGCAAAACGTGGGGTACATGCGGACGGTGTCGGTGATGAGTTCGCCGAGGGCGCGTTGACGGTAGACGTCCTCACCTGCGTCGAGCCATCGCTTGATGTTTTCCTGCCGGGTTTCTTCGGTGAGGTAGGGGTTGTCGAAGATGGTGGCGCGGACGACCTCGGTTGTCGGTGCGGGGCCCCCACGCTGTTGTTTCTCGAGTTCGTCATCGCCCCGCTCGACGATGCGTGGCAGGACGTCGTTGTCGAACAGTGGCAAGGCGGTCCATCGCAGCAGCCCTCGGCGGATAGAGAGCCGTGCGATCATCTCGACATACCATTCTTCGTTGGCGATGTCTTCATCGATGTGAACCAGGTCGGCTTGGAAACCGGCGTCGGGTTTTGCGGTCGATGAGAAGACGTGAATTTCCCATCCGTTCTCCATGTCGATACGCGAGATGACGTTGCCCATTTTGGATTTCCAGTGAATCCGTTTGATCATTCGTTGTGGAAGCAGCGGCGGGGCAGGCTGGCGTTCATGGGCACGCTCGGCATCCGATGGAACCCATGGGTAGTACGGCTTCCAAAGTCCGGTCTCTTTGTCGCGGATGATGTCGAACGCGCCGGGTTTGAGGAGATACCGATACGTATTAAGTTTGATCTGTGATTCTTTGTAGACCACGATCGCGAGGATGCCGTCCTTCACAGGGTATTTGCCGTGTGGATCGCATCCGCAGGCGGCTCGGCAGTCTTCGACATAGCCAGCAACCGACTTGCCAACTTGATTACCGGCAACGAACACGGTCTCCTTGACGCTTGATGCGTGGTACATTTCTTGGATCTTGGAAGGCCGGTAGATACGCAGCGCTTCCTTGTCACGCCGTTCCAGTTCTGCGGCTGCCGATTCCATCTTGTGGTGATGGTATTCGTCCACCTCGTATCGTTGCGCGGTGTCGCCGAGCACCGATTGATCGAAGATGTCAAGGTGGTCGAGCAGTTTGGGGTCGCGATCACTCTCGGTCACGGGTTTGCTTTCGCGAACGAGGCGGCGTTGATCGCGCTGACATCATCGAGGCTGTGATGCACGTCGATCGGGTTGGGCGTTGTTGTTGGAGCGGGCAGCATGTTGCATTTGGTGGCGACACTGAGCAGGATGCTCTCGACCTGGGACCGGGAAAGTTTGTCGAGGCTGCCTTCCTTGTCATCATTGAGGACAATCAAACGATAGATTTTGTCGAGTGTTTTTCCCCGCTCGGCGCTGCCGGGTTTGCATTGGTGGTAGTGCGCCATGGTGAGTTTGACCAACCCGTAGTGGCCGCCAAGGAATCGCATGAACCCGTCAATGAGTTCCTGGGCGTGAGGGTCGAACGATCCTCCGCTTGAGAACGCGTCGAGCGCCTCGATTCCGGCCTCTTCCATCTTTGCGAGTCGCGGGTCCATCGCGGCACGAGATTCCTCCTCGTGTTGATCGGCACGGCATTGTCGGCATGTGCTCCGCCGCCCGTCCTCGGATCGATGATCGAGGTGGAATTCCTCGATCGTTTTTTTATCGCCACACATCGAGCACCACTTATCGGAAACCGGGTGAGTCGGTTCGACGGCAGGGGTGGTGCTCGGTTGGGGCATGGCGGGGTGGTTCCTATTCCCAGTCTGGATGCAGGAGCACGGCGACCTTGGTGTCCTTGTTTGCCGTGGCGGTGCTGGTTTCGAGGAACGTTCCCATGAGGGTGCCGGTGTCAGGTGTGGCTCCCTTTGCCGGGAACCCGCTGGCACCCGCGACGAGCGTGTCAGTGCCCGTCGTGATGGCAACGCCGGTGCCGTTCATCAGTACCTTTGAAGGGCCGCGAACGTGAGCGATGAACAGATCGTCATCGGCCACAGCGTCAGCACCGAGCAGTGGGTCGACCACATAGACATTGCGTGCCGATGCGGTGCAGAGTGCGTTGGCCTGGCCAAGATTCGTCAGGCCCGCCGACAAGTCCTCCTTGACGATCATGCCACCGGTCAGCAATGCACCGGTGGTGTTCCGCATGACCATGCCGATGGTGCGTCGGTTGATCGGTCCGGTGTGGAGTTGGGCATCGGAACCGGAGATCGATCGGAGATCGTGCGAGAGCACAACGGGTTGGCCGACGAGATCGGTGTTGATGAGCCGCCCTTCGTGGGTGCCCATCAGGGTTTGGCCAGGGGAAATGGCGGTGACGCCATCTTTGATCACGGACATGGTTCTTCCTTAAAAGATCAGTGTGTTGGTTGAAATCAAGTGGGAGTTTTTGTGGTCGGGTGGCAAGAAGCCGACGGTCCGAAGACCGTCGGCATGTGAATCACACTGCTTAGGCAGTGACGGCCGCTTTCGGCACGAGGAAGAGGACGTTGCGTGGGGATTTGTACAGCAAGTTGCTGTTCGTTTGCACGGCGGTTTTCCAGATTTGCAGGTCCATGTCCCACTCGGGGCCATCGATTTCAAACATGTCGTCGTCGAGACAATGGAGTTCCATGTCGGCCATATTGAGTCCGAACCCGTACCCGTTGGGGATCGCGTTCTCGAACGAGCAGGTGACGCCGTCGACCTCGATGGTGTTCTTGAAACCGAGCTTATACAGCTCGCCGCCGGTGGTGACCTCGATGGTTTGCAGCGAGGTGGCGTGCTGTTTCAGTTTGTAGAAGTTGGTTCGGTCGGTCCAGAAATTGGAAATCGAACCGTTCTTGTTGGTGTTGCGCTGGGCATGGATCAATCCATACTGCAACGCGTCGACCAGTTTTGCACCGTCGGTGGCTCCGGTGAATCCGGTGCCATCCCATTGCAACATGAGTGGCGACCAGAAGTCGTACTCGGTGTTGGCGGTGCCCTCGGGCCAGGTAACGTTGGTCTCGGTTTGGGAGCCACCGTAGGTTCCGAGTCCGCAATCGAGTCCGGCATACGTTCCTTCCGGTGCGATGACGCGGTCGGCGTCGTTGCGTGCGCGGGCGGTGTTGTTGGCCGCCTCGATGGTTTCGCCGTTGTGACGGACCATCGAGAGCAGGCCGTGCCAGGAGTCGGGGTTGGCGGGGTTGTCACCGTCGACATAGAACTGAGGGCCGAGGCCCTGTTCCATGGAGTCGATGAGGTTCTTTTCGAAGTTGTCGAAAATCTTGATGATCGCCGAGTCGCCCCGGTTCTGTTTGAGTTCCTTCCGACTGATCGTGTCGTTGGCTTCGTAGCCACGGTAGTCCAACCGAGCGGTCTTGAACTGGTTGATCTGGCGGTAGCTGCGTGCGCGTTCGCCGTTGCTACCGACGACCTGGTGCAGTTTGTATTTGACCTTCCAGAACATGCCGAAGCCGTCTTGTCCGTAGAGGATGTTGCCCTGCGATTTAAGCAGGGCCATCATCTGCAAGTTGCGCGTGCAGGCATCGGTGATGCCATCGAGCAGTTTGGTGCGGTTGGATTGGAGTTGACGTTCGGTCAGCCGCCCGTCGAAGAGTCCGAGTACCTGTTCGGCCATCGAAACGTTCCTTGTTTTTCAAATACAAAAGTGGAGGCGGCGGCTCGAAATGTCCGCCGTGGTGCCCGAAGGCGAGTCCCGGTCTGTGTTTAGAAAATTTTGTTCTCTTTCATTCCGGCGGCGACGGATTGGCCGAACGACATGCGTGATTCGCCAGCGGGTTGTGACCCTTTGCCGTCGGTGATGCCAGCGGCGGTGGTCGGTGCGGCGGGGCGGGTGTTGGTTTGCCCGAGCATCTCGCGTCGTCGTTGGTCGATGACCTGTTGGGTTTGTTGTTGATTGCCAGGGACCGGGGCGGGGTTGGCGGTTCGTTGGCTCGATTGATAGAGCGCGATCGCGTATTCCAGTTGGGCTGCCTTGGTCGGGATGCCGAGTTCGACGGCGCGTTGGTAGTGGGCGCCGAAGACGCGTCCCTCGGGGCTCGGTTGATTGGTAGGCCGATTGGTGATCGGGTCGACGGCGTAGAGCCACTGGTTCTCGGCGAGGAATTGCTTCTCAACGGTGCTCTCGGCGGTCATCGACTCGCGTTCGGACAACGCACTGTTTAGGCGATCGCCGACGAGCGATTCGACCTTTTGGCTGATCGCCTGTTCCAGTTGACGCGGGTCTTGGATGACGTCGTTCCATTTCCGTTGGGCCTTTTGAGCCTCGTGGACTTGGTTAATCAGTTCGGGAGGGGTGTTCGGTTTCCACGTCGTGTTGCCGTCATCGTCGGTGATGACGAATTCGGCGATGGTTTCGCGATCGACGTCGACCCATTTCTTGGTGAACCGACCGAAGACGGTTTCGTTGGCGTCGTCGGGAGCGGGGGCCGATGGTGCGGCGGCTTCGGTCGGATTGGTTTGCCCGAGTCGTGCGACCAATGCTTGGTGATACTGGGCTTGCTCGGTCGCTTGGTCGGCACGCTGGCGTTCCCGTCGATAGCTTTCGACGAGGCGTTGGTGTGCCTGCTCGGGCGTTTCCAGGTCTTGAAACCCGAGTTCCTCGTATTGAGCACGCCAATCGTTTGCGGTGTCGGCGACCGGTTCGGCGGTGCCTGGGTCGGCGGCGTCGGTCGTTGCCGAGGGCACCGTGTTGGCGTCCGTGCCACTATTTGCGTCCGTGCCAGTGGCTGCATCATCGACATTCGGCGTGGGCTCCGTTGTCGTTTCAGCAGCAGCGCCGTCGATCACCTGGGATTCATCATCAACCAGGTTGGTGTCGTCGGAAGGCATCGGCGGTCCAGATTTTGAGTGAATTTCGAGATCAGTGGTGGTTTCTGATCTGAACAATCAAACAAGTAACGGCGACCCTGCCAAACGCTGGGAGTGGCATATCCCGCGACATTGTATTAGATTGAAGCGAGAGTGCTGAGCATTCACGGATGACGTGGCACTGCGTGAACGAAGCGAGACTGCGTGATGCCGCTTAGCCAACACAGCCTGAATGAGGGGCGGTCAGGTGATGATTTGCTCATCACCCTGGCGGAACTGTCCAGGGAATTGAAGAAACGGGACATTCTTTTGGTCCCCGCCGACACGCTGCGTCGTTGGTGCAACGACGGCGTGAGCGCCTACCACGGGGGGCATCGGGTGTTCTTGACACACCAGAAGATCGGGCGGTGGTTCTATTCGAGCGTCAACCGCCTTGAGTTGTTCTTGAGCGAACAGGCTGCGGAAACGTGATGCGGCAAGCATGAGAGGCTCGCATCACTTGGGTTTGCGTCCGGTCCTCAGACCGTTTCCAGTTCCAGGGTTCCCGCCGCGTAATCGGGGTAGGTCTCGCGGATGAAACCCACGTTGAATGGGTTGAACCCCAGTTCAGCGATGAGTTCCTTTTGCGTCCGGCGAGGGAAACCGCACAGGGCGTAGACACACAAGTCAATGACGCGTCGTTCGGAGATGCGGTATTTCCCGGCGCGATCCTCCTTGGTTTGATTGAGCGGTGATTTGCCGCACATGTGTTTTCGGTACGCGAGTTCGAGGCTCGACGCGACGACCTCGGCGGCCTCCCCCTTTCCAACCCTTTCGAGCGCCTTGTATGCGAACGCTCGACTGTTATCGTCGGTGACGAGTGCGTTGTCCTTGGATTCACGCTGGGCTCGGGTGAGCAGACGCCATCCCGGCGGTGCGGCGCGGCCGATCCATTGCCCCTCGCGTCGTCGTTGTGCCATGGCCTCGCGTGTTCGTTCGGAGATCAGTTCCCGCTCGAACTCCATGACTCCGGCGAGGATGGTGAGGGTCAGGCGACCGACGGGCGTTTCGGTATCGATGGCCATGTCGAGGACGACGACGCGGATGCCAATCTCGCGAAGGGATTTCATGGACTGGAGCGCGTCGATGGTAGATCGGAATGCCCGCGACAATTTGGAGACGACGAGGGTGTCACCCCGGTCGAGCATGGTGAGGATGTGTTGCCCGTTGGGGCGGGAGAACAGTTCGGTGGAACCACTGATGGCGATGTCTTCGATCTCGCCAAGGTATTCGTCGGTCTCGCCGGTGCGGTTTTGTTGAAACCACATCCGGCATTGTTCGCGTTGCACCTCGATGGAGATTTCCTGGAAGATGGTGGAGACGCGGAGGTAGGCTAGGACTTTGGGCATGGTGTTTCTCCAGTTTGCGAGTTGAATCGGTCTCGGTTGCGTTGAATCGCTGCGGCGAGCCTTATGCGACGCAATGCACCGTCAATCGTTCTATTGAGTTTCTGTTTGCGTTCGTCATCATATTCCTCTGGACAAGGATCATTTCGGTAGTGGAACGTTCCGCACCGATGGCATCGAATCATGTCACCCATTTCAGTTCTCCGTTAAAGTTCAGAATTGAAGTCCGAGAACAAGAGAACATCGCAGTATTCATTATCGGTGAATCCACAATCCTCGTGATCCCACTCGTTCTGCTCGATCAGGACCGTCCAGTTATCGAGTAGCTTTCGTGTGTGGTACAGCCCGAGGTCATATTCGAGAAGTCCCGGTGGTTGAAACGTCAGGACGATCGAATCCCCACTGACGATACTCGAAAGACACCCAAGTCCAGGCGTCACATGCGACTCCAGTTCGTTGTAGTCATCGCCGTAGTGCCGCGCCATCACGACGCCGACTTGCATGGCATACAGCATAACGCTTGCGAGTTGCGGTTTCTTGAAAACGATTGGCGAGTAATGGCCGAGGGTAAACCGGATCATGTAATCGTCGGTCGCCAGGATTTCCAGCGGTGCCATGCCTTCGTCGAGTGGCCCGCGTCGACCGTGCGGATACAACCGCATAGCCTTGCCGTCTCGCTGCAATCGGGTGAGTTCCCGAACCGCAGCAGTGTCTCCGTTGACTGCCTTGGAGAGCAGTTGTTTGATTTCCATTTGTTTCTCGCGTTGTTGGTGTTCCGCCCGGCGAGTGCCGAGGCGGGTGGGTGCGTTGGCTAGCTGCTTGCTTTGGCTACTTCGATAAGCAGCCATTCTTGTAGTTTTTCAGACACGTGGAAGACAGCCTCCACGTCGTCGTACTCTAGTCCGATCGCTTGAGCCATCGCGGTCGCAACCAGGTGGTCCGACAGGTATGCGATTAGCTTTGGGATCTCGTCATTGCTGGTTGCCTCGATTTGGGCGTCAATCAACGCCGATTCCAGGTTGTCTCTAAATCCGCTCACTCGGATTGCCATTCGATCAGACGAGCGTTAGCGATTTCGGTTGCCGCGATCGCCTCCGCTTGGATCTCGGGGAAGCGATACTCCTCCCAGTATTCTCCGTACTCCGTGATCTCCCCGTATTCGTCATGGGTCGACTCGCTGCCGTGGTCATAGGTGAGTTCCCAGGCGTTCGTCTCGGCGTCAGGCACCATGCCGTTGACGTCGGATTGGATGTTTTGTCCGAACATTCCGAGGTTGGTTTTATGAAATGCCATGTCGTAATCCGTTTTAATGAGGTGTGGTGGGACTCGTCAGTGCCGGCGTGACCGGCAGACGCCCGAAGGCGTTTCGTCCTAGCCGATAACCTCTTATTTAACGAAAAAAACGTCTGTCGCTCTTAATGCGATCTTGATGGACACGTCACGCAGACCGCCTCCGGGTCCGCACACGCCGACCCAGGACATGCCGGACGAAGCGTCATCGTCTACGATGAAGGAGGCATCCCACGGAAACCAACTATCCGATTGACCTTCCCACTCGGGACGAAAGTCGAGTTCGAATTTCCAATCGTGTTCTTTGCAGGCGGCGACGAAACTAGCAGGATTTCCCGTCAACGTAAGCAGTTCGGCGACGGTGTAACAGGAGTTTTTCAGTTTAATTTTCATGGTAGGTTTCTTTCCGCAAATGAGTGTTGGTTGTTTGTAACGGGTCTCGCGACCCGTTAGACGTCGCCGATCAGTCTTCCGAGTTCCTCGCTCAGGGACCACCAATCCAGGTACCCTCCCCTGTTCAGGTGGTCGCGGTTCCCCGGTTTGGCCCAAATCTCCGTACAGATCTGGTGGCAAACCTCTGCCGTCAGCGCGTCTACCACCTCTGGCAATGGACCCGAATTCCTGCTCAGGGAGAGCAGTAGGATTTCTGCCTCCTCCAATTCCCGGCCAAGATAGGCGGTCATTACGGAGAGGGTTCGTTCGCGGCTTCCGTCTGCCCCGCAGAGGTTGCCGCTGTCGTCGGTGGATTCGTCCGTCAATGTCGGCACACCGCCGAAATCTAAGCTCTCGGCCAGAGCAGCGAGTCCACGGATTCCTGACTCAATCTCGGGTGAATAGCGGGAGGTTATGGTCATCTTCGTAATCCATTTGATGGTGGTATTAATGCCCCGGCGAGTGCCGAGGTCGTGTCGTCATTTATCCATTATCTGCTTCTGTAAATACGCCAAGGCGCATCGTGTAGCAAACTGCATCCACTCCGCTGGCACCGTCTCTGTCGGCTCGATTGAAAAATCACTGGCCAGCCAATCCATGAATGCTAGTTTACGCCCGGTTTCAGTCGCATCCCACTGATCGAGGATGCGT